AAGATTTCAGAGGAACGACCTAAGTTAAATCCACCTTCTCCATCCATTCTTGATGGTGGAACATTCAGTGAACGGTAGAGTTTTTTCTGGAAATAGTTAATATCTGTGATTTCACCAAGATTTTGACCACCGGGAAGAGTGGAGATTTCTGTTCCTCTACCACCTTCTCTACGTGGCAACCAATAATCTTCAAGCATTGCCATAAACTTTTTATCATCACGGATTTCACCAGTGTTTGAATCGTAAACCAACTTGTTACGATAACGCATCATGACATCACGAAGATATTGTTCTGCCTTCATTTTTGGCAGATTGCCAACATCAATATAAAAAATTCTACGTTCTGGTGCCCTTGAAAGTCTGTAAATTACAAGAGAATCCTCAATCATACGGAGTTGATTGAGTGATTTAATTGCTTTATTGAGATAAGAAAGTGTAGTTCCTTTATTTCTGTCTACCAATCCAGATGTACAATATGCAATAGCATCTCTTGCAATCTTAACTCCACCACCTTTTGCACCTCCAGAAGTTGCTGGATTTCCCTTTCCAACTGGATATGTAGTTTTAGGAGTGTAAATAAAATATTCTTCTATCTCCGGAAACTTAAAATCCATAGGATCTTGTTGTTGTCCAGAATTCATCATGATTGGAGAAACACCGTTCTTTGCTTTGTTCTGCTTCTCTTGTCTCACATAACGCATTTTCATGGAGTCAATATATCTTAACTCCAAAATACCCTCTTCGGGATTTTTTAAATCGATTACTTTATGATAAAAAATACGTCCATCAATATACCAATTTCTGTAAATTTCATGGCACTTCTTATCAAAATCCAATAAATTTAAAATATGTTTAAACTCTTCTCTTATTTTTTTCTTAATACCATCACTAGCATTAAGATTAGAAAGTTCTACTTGAACAGGACTATCATTTGTATCTGATACTATTGCCTCATTCACAATATCTTCAATGGCACTGTCCACTTCTGGATGCAGTGCCATCTCTCTATATCTTTTTATTAACTCAAACTCATTTCTATAAACACCTTCAATATCAACATAAGAACCAAAAAAACCACTAGTTAAATAGTGGTCAACCCCATCCTCGTTATTAACGGGGACGGGGGATAACGCAGATTTTGGTAACTTATCGTCGTCTTCAATAGAAAACCCGAACAACTTTGCCATTATTAAAATTACGTGGTGTTTCCTACTATTTAGACAACTCTATTAGGTGACTCTACCGTTATCACCGTTAGTTCCGACTGAACCTTCAGCACCGTTAAATGCCTTATCATCTTCAATCTCAAACCAGTTGATTTGGAACTCTACGGTAAACTCTTCAATGGTATCACCAGTATCATAAGAAAGATCAATTTGAGAAACATTAGTTGGGAAGATGTCATGCATCTTATATGCTCTCAGAACTGGTGGTGTATAAGAACCAGTGTTTGGTGGTCCAGATTGATTCCTATCTTCACCATCAGCCATTACGTTGATACCATTTCTCTTATTCGCTCTTCCGAGTTGTCTTACAATCGCATCAGTCATATAAGACTGAGGATTAACAGCACCAGAAGCATTATCAAGTTTTGCCATGTGGTTCATCCACTGCTCAAATGCGTGTCTGAGGTTAAAGTCTTCATCATTAATGACGGTAACTGTCCAAGTATCAAAGGTTCTGTCGCCAGCAACCTTTAAAATACGACCTCTGAAGGGAACATCAACTGCTGCGATGTTAGATGCTGGCAGTGCAGCAGACTTACACATGAACTGAAAGTCTTCTCTATCTGCAGCATTCCAATATTCAGTAATTGGAGCGGGGAAGCTATCAATTCTAACCTCAAAGAGATTAGGTCTTGCACCTCCACCACGGAGGCGATTTTTGAACTGGGTTAGGTTCTTTAATGGACTTACGTTTTTGTCCGCGAAACTATTGAATGCCATTTTCTTTTTCTCCGAAATTGAAATTAGTTAATATTTTTAAAATAATCAGACGGTGCCAGCAATTTCACCGAAGCTAATTCCAGTTCTAGTGGCAACAAACGTTAATGTTACGTAGTTGATAGACTTGGTTGGTTGCAGATAAATATCTGCTCTGAACTCATTATTGTCGATAATATCTGGTGTATTATTCGACTCGTCACAAACAACTAAGTAACCATAAAGACCTCTCTTCGTTTGGATATCTGCGAGGAATGGTTCCACGACAGAAACAAAGTTTGCTCTTGTAATTTCATCATTCAGTTCAAACAGTTGAGCATCTGCAAGAGACTTGAGTGCTTGTTCAACATAGAGGAACAATCTACGAACATTGATTCTGTCAAACGCAGAAGCATATCCGAGAGCGGTCTTATCTCCGAAGAGAAGTGTTCCAAGACCTTGCTGAGTAATAACTGGGTTTACTCTTGCAACATAGAGACGATCTCTTTGTGCTTTATTTGGATTGTATGCAAGTTTAACTGCATTGTTGATGATACCTCTTTGCTGTCCAGCAGGGGAGAACCAAGGATATCTTTCGATTGAAGTTCTTACGCAAAGACCGGCGATATCTCCATTACATGGAACGTATCTGAAGGTATCATTAAATCTATCGTAAGTATACTTATAACCACTATCAAAGATTGCATAAGATGAAGATGCCAGTGTTGAGAAGAACTCAACCACGTCATCAGTTATATCATCAGTGCTCTTGAATGAGAATCCATCGGATACAACATCTCCTCTATGTGGGGAGATACATGCGATGCAATCCTTTCTTTCATTAGCAATTGCAATTAAGTTTTGAGCTTTTGCTTGAGATTCTTCTTTGTCCTCAAGTCCTGGTCCCATCAGCAGGTAATCGATTGCAATTTCATCTTCATCTGCGAAGTAATCGTATGCATTTAGAAGTTCTCCAAGAGTTGCCTTGAAGGATCCAATTGTAGTTGTTTCAGTAATTGTTACTGTATTCGCGTTTTGTGTTTCAACAATTGAAGAAACAATAGTAGAAGAAGCACCAGCAGTTGTTGTTGAAAGAACTGGGGTATAGTCTTTACCACCGGAAAGTCTATAAAGTTTTGCGCCTTGAACTGCAAAAACTACTTCTTTACCACTTTGATTCCAAAGACCTGCTGCCTGAGACAGAGGAGTAAGATTACCAAAACCTGCGACTACTGTATCGAGATCAAATCCAGAAGCATATGTGTCTTCTTGGTTGGAAATATCAGATGGATTATCTCCAGCAAAAACATACTTTGAATACTGTGCAATATAATCTTTCCAGAAAAGTCTTTGTGGAGGATTGACTGCAGAGATTGCATCTTTTGCCTTAGAAAGACCAGTGAACTTCTCAAGAAGATTTCCTTTGATTCCTGTTACATTTCCAAGTTCATCAAATACTGCAACATGCAGACCATCATTTCTTCCTTTTCTTTCTGCTACCCACTGATTAGTGGATGGTTTTTGTGCAATAGATTTCCAGAGAATGCTTCCGGTCTCAAGAGAAATAACCTGTTCGTTATACCAATCTTTAACCTTGTTTCCTTGAAGAATTTGACAAGTTGCAAGACCAACACCAGCATCATCGACGAATACGATTTCGGTATTTGGTTTGAACGAAGAGTGTCTAGATCTGTTCTTATATTCAACAGGAGTTTCTGTTCCGTCGAGAGCAACCTTAGAAACAACTCTTACAGATACTTCTTGTGTTTCGGTGTTAACTCCAGTTACAATTCCTTTCAGGAATCCATCTTCAGTGAAGAATCCACCACCCGAATCATTTCTTCCAGTTCTTCTTACTGGTCTTCTTACTTGGTCGAGAGTAACAGTAACGCCACAACCAACTTCGATGTCGTTGATAGTGCCAGCAGTAAATGACCCAGTAAGATCGAGAATTTGATCAGCAAGGTCGTCGATTACCGCAACTACAAGTCCGTTTGACCATGATCCGGGATTTTTACCTGCCCAGAGATATGCTGTTGATACTTCTTCTTCTTGTCCAGCATAATCATTATCATTCTTGATCTTCAGATCAGGATCAGCAACAACGTTTTCAAGTGCTTCGGTAGTTACTGCACCAGCATTAACAGTAATAACTACTGGATTATCACCAGCTGGATTTCCGAGGATGATATCATTGATGTTAAGTTGATCACCAGCGGAGTATCCTTCACCGGGATTAATAATTCCAAGTGATTCTACAGAACCAGATGTTCCAAGACCAACTGAAATGATCAGACCGTTTCCAGAACCAGAATATGTGTATCCATAACCAGTTGTGTTACCAGCACCAATTTCGCCAAGAATCAGAGTTGTGTCTGAAACAGTTCTAGCACTGTCGTCTTGCGTCTGCTCCAATTGCAGCAACTTCTCCGACAAATTGTGTTCTTGTGCTAGAGTTAGTGATTACATCAGAATCTGTTCTTACGACTTTAAGAATGCCGCCATAAGAAAGAAATGATGATGCTGTCATCCAGTACTCATACTGTCCATCAGAACTTACTGGTTGACCAAAAACTTTAAGTAATTCATCTTCTGTTTCAATAGTGATGGGATCTTCAACAGGACCTTTTACAAAAGGACCTGCGATTGCACCAATGTTATCAACAACATTATCAATTCTTCCTACAGTTAAATCAACTTCCCTGATTAATACACCAGGAGACAATTGAGGAGTCGCCATTTTTTTCTCCTAAGACTCAGTTTATCTAAAAATATTTATTAAAATGAGTATTTTCAGAGACTACATATAATCCCACATATAAGACATATCACCATATTCATCAGTGTGCCATCTATCCCCACTATCATCTACAAAAGATCCTTCATCGGAGATGCCATCAGTAACAAATCCAAACGGTGCCATGTCTTGTTCTATTTGATTTTTTTGCTCTTCATATAATCTTTTTCTGATATCCTGATCAGTAAGTTCCCTAAAATAGTCCTGTTGAATCAACCAAGAGTAGATGACTAAACACATTACAAGATCATCGTTTCTTCCTTCTTCTGCTTCAAATGACCCATGTTTTTGAATAAAAGTAGTCAACTCGGCAATAGTGTCAAAATCTGAAATTAACAATTTATCTTCTTCTATTAACGCCTTTAAGTTAAGACATCCTACTTTTTTAGTCGCCTTGGACATCTTTACGCCAAGTTGCACTTTCTTTCCAGAAAATCCTTGTCCAAGAACTTGTCCTGCTCGTCCTCTCATAGATGACATAAGAACATTCTCATACTCAAGATCGTAAAAAAGACCAGCAGCAACTTGATCACCTACGTCGTTAACTTCGCATAATACATATGCTTTATTATAACTTTTTGCTATTTCTCTTATAGTTTGTGGAAAAACTATGGGTCTTATTTGATTGCTTCTATACTTCGCTACTAACTTGTGAGGAAATTGAGATACATCTATAACTGTAAATGCAGAATAATCTTTTTCAACTCCCCTCGCAACATCAACTGTTAATACGTAATTGTGATCTTTTTGAGGAAACTCATAAACATCTAAACCATTATGAGACTGCAATGGTGTATCGAATGTAAGAGTGTTTAATTTT